ATTACCTTTCGGCTTTTCCTCTTGCTCATTTTTTTCGATTTCTGGTTCACTCCGTTCCGCTTCCTCGGTTGGCTCTGTTTGCACAGCCTCAACTTCGGGTTGGTCGGCTAAACCTAATCTATTTGCATAAAACTCTTGCGAATTTTCGCTAGTCAAAACTTGACTGGCTTCTTTGTCTGACATAGGTTGCCCTAAGAATTTACCCAGTTAACCTAACTGGTAAGGTTTGGTGGCAAATTTACCACTAATTTATTGCTTGGTCAAATAGCCATGTTTTTCAGCGTGTTTAATTGATTCTTTATCCATCGACATAGGAATTTTTTCAACGCCTTCATCTCGCAAATATGCGTATCTATGTCTGCCGTCACCAAAAGTAACGCCACCATCTTTGTTAACAGAAACATTGCTGGCGTGCATAGATTTGGCATCTTTAACCCAATCTGCAAATTTTTCATATCTGCCCTCTATGCCGCCTTTGCCTTTTTTACCGACATATTGCCAGTCAGTTTTAGAAAATGCCTTATCAAAGGTTTCTGGATTTACATGAGCAATTTCGTGACGATTTTTTGCTTCAATAGGGTGCATTGTTACAGGCAATTCCCTATCTTTTAACTTAATTTTGGCTTTAATAGGCTGTAATGCGCCTTTTCTTCTAAGTTCTTTTTCGTCAAAATCTTTTTTGTTTTCACTTGTTACTAAAGGCATTAGATAGCCCTTTCTATTGCTTCTGCACTTGAAACATGAAGGGCGGCTTTGTCCATCTTTGCAAGCAATATTGCCACTTGCGCCTTATATTTCTCAATTTCCATTTGAGTCTGTGTTTTCATCACAGTATCTTGTGCTTGCGCCTCGACCTTCATTTGCATATCTGAATGGCGTAATTGGTCGGTCAATTCAATTTCATGTGCGCGATTAGTCTCTTTCATCAATACGCGCTTAGTTTCTGCGTCTTGCTTGACTTGCTCAATATCGCCACGCTGTTGCATTATTACTTGCATTGCCTGCATTTGCTGTTGCATCTGCATGACTTGCTGTTTAGCCTGCAATATCTGCATCTGTACTTGCGGTGGAATATCTGACTTTTCGTCAATCTGGGCAAGCGGATTGGCCGCGGCTAGGCGGTCTGCAATTACATCTGCGCCTGGGAAATCCATGTTCCTAAACACCAAATCGCCAGCAATATTAAACAATTCTGGCTTTGCAAGCAAAGGCATCATCGCGTCTACTGCCTCTTGACGCTTGCTGTTATAGCCTGGTCCTGTCTCCATGACCACATCATATTGACCAATTTGTGTGTCGTTTAAGATGTTGCCAACTGCATCGCGCTGGTTTAGCGGCAACATATCGGGCTTGCCATCTTCGCCAATGATTCGCAAGACGCGCTGTGTGTCGTAGATTTTGGGTATTAAATCAAGAATGACCTTGCCCACATGGGCAATAGAACGGGTTAAATTGTCGTAGTAGTCGTAGTTTGTCAGGTCGACTTGCTGTTGCTGACCATTCAATGCTTTGCCTGAGATATTGCCTTGCCCTAATTGTGCAGGGTCAAAGATGCCCATAATTGTCTTAATGTCATCGTTGACGCTCATGGCGGCAGTCATTACGCCAGCAGGCGGTGGTTCTGGCTGTAAGCGAACTGGTGGCGGTGCTGTTCTGCCCTCAATGTCTGTCTGTTTGTAGCGTAGCAACGGGAATGACTTGATGTTTGCTTGCGCCCAATCGTTTTCGTGTCCTTCGTCTTGACCTTCAGCCATAACCCACTTGGCTTTAGGCGCAAGGGCTATGCTCTCTGTCAGGCTGGTTTGCCAAAAGTTATACATCCGCTGGCTGTCTTTAGCGTAGCGCACCATACCAAACTTCTTGCGCTTGTCACCGATTACGACATGGCGGCCATAAACTGGGATTATGGGAATGTATTTGCTTGCCCAATCCCGTTCTTCAATAACTTCAATGGCGGTTAGTTTCTTGTATTTAATGGTCTTTTTGACCGATTCGCGTGTGTCAATGACTGTGATGCCAGCCATTTGCAGGCGGTTAAAGAAGTCTTTGTCATCTGCAAAAGTGCTAGAACCATCGCTCAATAGGTACAGTTTGGCTTTCTCGCGTACTGTGTAGTAATACTCAGCAAGGCGAATATCTTCTTTTGTAATCCATTCTGATTGGCTGTCACCCGTACCGCGTTGGGTAAATGATGTGCCATCGTCATTGTCTGGGTATAGCGACCTAAACACATCTTTGGGCATCATTGTGGTTATCAGGCACTTTTCAGCGTCTGAACCATCTGGCGCAATGGAGTTAGGGTCAAAATAAACTGTGAACGGGTTGTCCACAGGGTCGATGTAGATTTCTTGGTCGAAAGAATCTTCGCTTACATAGTCTGTGCGAATACGCATAAAGCCCCAACCCATACGCACCGCATAGTCAAAGGCGTTGTCATAGGCGTGGTCTGCGTTGCTGTTGACTTCAATGTGGCGAATGATGCCCTGTATGTCTTGCGCTTCCACCATCTGCTCGTGCGTGTTAGTAGCGTGAACTTTGATGCGTGGGCGTTGTTGGCGTTGCTGGTTGGCTACTTGTCGGCAATACCCATCTAACTTGTTAATTGTCAGAACTGGGCGTGATTCGAGGTTACGGCTATTTTGTAACTCAACAGGCCATTGGTCACCAGATACAAACTTTAAATCTTCTAACGCCTCTTGGCGGTTCATTGTGTCTGCGTCATTGCAGAATTTGAGGAATTGAACTGCCTCTGTAATTACTGGGTCAAAGTCATCTGCCATATCTATCCCATCCAACTGTTAGGCTGACCATAATATTGATTCTGCACCTTACGCCTTGGTTTTGGCTCGTTAATCATTAGCCCGATGTATCGAAAGGCATCTGCCCCATGTGAATACTGGTCGTGCAAAGGATTACGGCTAAATTGACCCGTTTCTGGGTCTACCTCGTAGCGGTAATGTCTGAGACATTGTAGACCATCGTAGCAATTTTCTCTATCAAACCAACAGTTTCTAAAGATTGTCCTAGCCGCGTTGATGCTATCGACTATCGGTGTTCGCTCAATAATGCGCGTTTTATGCCCTGCATTTCTAACAATTTCTTCAATGGACTTGCCGTTGCTGGCTAGCGTTTTGTTCTGCGCGTCATGCGGTAGCCACAGCGTGTCGTACATATAGCCATAAGTCTGCATCAGGGCTAAGTAATGGCTGATGGTCTTTTGGTTATCTTCGTGATAGCGAATTAGGCGCGTTTCCATGCCTATGAACTGCAAGAACCAAATTGCTGTGCTATCTGCCCAACCTAAGTCAAATATCGCGTGTACGGGCTTTGTAGGGTCGTAGTTGACCTTTGTTATGCGCCCGTCTAACTCTGCTAACTGCATTTCGTTTGCAAAGATAGCACCATCAACTGTTTGCCTGCAAAGCCCTTCCCAGACTGTTTGGTAGGCAGACGGGTCGCGGCTTTTTAGCGCATCTTTTTCTAACGCCAGGGTAGCGGGAAACCAAGGGTTGTCGTTCCAGTTAATCTTTTGGACTACTGCGCCTTCTGGCGGTCTAACAACAAAGCGTTGGTAAGTTTCGTCTGTTTCAAGTTCTGGGTTAAATGTGACCCATATCTCAGAAGATTCTTTGCGGATTGTTGGAATTAGGGTATTCCACGACATACGGCTAACAGTCTGGGCTTCTTCTACCCAACAAATATCTATGCCTTCGTATGACTTTACATTTGCCACATTGTTCTTTAGGCCAACAAAAGCAAATTCAGAGCCATTTCTGCCCCTAATGCTGTTTTGGGTTATCTCGTAAAACCCTTCCATGCCCATTAAAACAATCTGGTCGCAAAGCAGTTTATGGACAGAATCTTTAATTGATGTTTGGTATTCCCTGGCGCATAGCACCCTAATGGAATTTTTTGCCCCAAGGATTAACAGGGCTTTTGCGGCTGAATGCGACTTGCCTGCACCTCTGCCACCAAAGTAGATTTTATAACGCGCCTTGTCAAACAGGCTGGCCATCTTGACGGGGAACTGTGCGTTGGCTTCACTCATTAGGCTTTACAAAGGTCACATTGATGCCCGTCAGCGGCTCACCATCTGCCCCAGTAACTTCTTGCTTAACAGTTTCAGACCAGCGCATTTGGCTTTTTGTCCACCATATTAGGCTAGTGGTATCGCCTGCCACCGCTTTGGAAAATAGCGTCTTGGCTATTTGCCCGTTGGCTTTTGCCTTGCCCGTGTCAAGTTCGGTGCGGTAATACTTTCGCAGGGTTTTGTCATCTATGCCCACCAGTATGGCTATTTGCTCGTGCGGCAAGCCTAACCCGCTGGTGCTTTCAACCATTTTGCGGCTTTCGTCGGTGGGCAAATGCTCGTAATTCATTTCTAAAGGGGAATTAAGTTAAAAGTTAACCTGAGTGAATTATATGGGTATGTAAATAATTGTTGCATTGGTATAAGTTGCCTTATATACTAGCCACATTGCAACAAAGGAACTTTATGACAAAACTTGAACAAATCAAAACAGCATACCAAGCAGGCAATTTTGAGCAGGCTATACGCATTGCCGCTAAATTCCCAGACTTAGGCGCACAGCGCAACGCTATCCTTGACGCGCACTTAGCCATTACTAACCCACGCTGGATGCTTGGGCTTGGCAAAGACATTGAGCAATCTATTGATGCAGGCATACAGGCTTTAGCCCTCCGCTACAAGTTCTGATTCTGGCAAGTAGACTTCTACATTGCCGCAGTCTTGGGCGGCTTTTTTCCCATCGCCCTTTACAAATACTAATACATTTTGGTGCGTTTTGCCTAATTTGCGGCTTGCGCTAAATTGCTTGCCAGCCCTTATTGGCAGGCTACCAACGGCAGTTATCAAAATAGCCTCGTTGTAATAGTTTAAGCCAGC